CCGAGATCCAGGGGCTGAAGCGCGGGCGGGCTGAGATCAGGTACACCCAGCTGCGCGGCTACCGCGATGTGTGGCTTGAGCGGGCCCGCCGATCATCGCGGCTGACCATTCCCTTCCTGATCCCCGAAACCGACGAGATCCTGGTAGAGGCGGCCAGAGAGCAGGCGCTTCCCTGGAATGGGCTTGGCGCCATGGGGGTTAACAATCTCTGCAGCCGGTTGCTGCTGGCCCTCCTGCCACCAACGGGCGGCCTGTTTCGCCTGACAAAGGACGAGCTCAAGGCGGCCCAGGAAGAGGCCATGGCTGCTCAGCAGGGGGCCAAGGAGGAAGACCTGGCCAACCAGAAGATTGAAGTTGAGAAGGCCCTGGCCCTGCTGGACCGATCCATCGAGCGATCCATCGCCACGTCAAACGATCGGGTCGCGTTGTTTGAGGCGTTGATGCACCTGGTTGTCGGTGGTGCCGTGATGCTTTACCGAAGCCCTGCGGCGATGAAGTGCTTTCACCTGAACAAGCACGTCCTGCTGCGGGATCCGATGGGCCGGCAAGTGGAGGCCGTCACTTGCGAGACCTATCTCTATGCCTCACTGGACCCGAAGCTCAAGGCTGTCTTGGATGAAGCCGACAAGCAACGTGGTTCCTGGCAAAACGAGGACACCACCAGGCGGGACAACCGCCGGATCAAGGTCTTCACCCACATCAAATGGACGCCCGGGGCCGGGGATTCGCCAGGCACGGTGGCATGGCATCAGGAGATTGGCGGTTACATCGTCCCCAACAGCGAGGGGGAAGAGCCGGCCGACGCCAGTCCATGGATGCCGCTGCGCCTGTTCCGAATTGATGGCGACAGTTACGGCCCTGGTTATGTCGAGTGGTGCGCCATCGCCGACCTGTCCAACCTGGACGCCACCAGCCAGGCAGTGACGGAAGGTTGCGCGGCGGCAGCGCGCCAGCTGGTCGGCCGCAAGCCTTCCGCCATCACCAGCAAGGAGACATTTGCGGCCGCACCCAACCTGTCCGCGATTGACGGTCAGCCGGGTGACTTTTTCCCGCTTGAGACCAGCAGCGTGCGCGACCTGGGGGTGGCCTTCCAGAAGGAAACCCACCTGGAGGACCGCCTTTCCAAGATTTTCCTGCTGCCGAACATCCGGCAGTCGGAGCGGACCACGGCCGAGGAGGTCAGGCTGCAGATCACTCAGATCGAGCAGATGCTGGGATCCATCTATTCCATCCTCACGGTTGAGTTCCAGTACCCCTACGTCAGGAGGGTCCTTGGCCTTCTGCGCAAGTCGAACAAACTGCCCGACCTACCAGGGGTGGAGCCGCTGATTGTCATTGGCCTTGCCGCCCTGGGCCGCCAGTCCGATGCGGAGCGCTTGAGCCAGTTTGCGATGGGCGGCAACCAAGCCATGCCGCAGTTGTTTGGTTCCTTGATTGATGGCGCCGCATGGGCCAGGCAGTGGGCCACCGCCATCGGCGTTGATCCAATGCTGGTCAAGAGCGCCGCACGGATCCAGGAAGAGCAGGCCGCCGCGATGCAGGCCCAACAACAGCAGCAGTTGATTCAGGCCGGCATGGGCGATCCCCAGAAGCTGGCCAATGCCGGCATGGCCGTCCAGCAGATGGCCGGCGGGGGCCCTCCTGACGGCCAGCCCGCGCAATCCACCCCACCCGAGATGCAGCCATGACCACCGAAGCCACGCCCCCCAAAACCCTGGATCAGATCGAGGCCCCGGCCGAACTGAAACAGATGGTGGACCCGGTCTCCCCCCGGCAGGCCGCAATCTTGGATCAGTTCCTCACCGACCTGGGCGTCCCCGACCGCGAGGAGGTTGACGGGGAGGGGGCGCCCACTGCACCCGAGACCAAGGCGGCAAAGCTGGCCGGCAAATTCGACAGCCCGGCCGACCTGGAGAAGGCCTACCAGGAGCTGGAGCGCAAGCTGGGCCAGCGTGCCGAGAAAGCTGAACCGCCAGCGGAAGCCGCGACACCCGCTGAGATTGAGGCCTACACCCCTGAACGGGGGGTTGAGGTTTACGGCGAGGCCCTGGCCGCCAGGTTCCAAGAAGCTGAGGTGAATCCGTTTGAAATGGCCGCCAAGTTTGAGGCCGGCGAGGATGTCACCGCCTACGTCAATGCCTTGGCCGACAAGGGCGGGCTGCCCCGAGCGCTGATCGAGACCTATCTGGCCGGCGTCAAGCCAGGGACGCCACTCGCTGACCAGCCCCCCGGCAACCTGAACGAGAACCCCGAGGTGGTGGCGGCCCTGCGCCAGTCGGTGGGCGGTGATGCTGCATTCGACAAGCTCAGCCAGTGGGCCGCGACCAATCTCACCGCCGAGGAGAAGGCGGGCTATCAGCAGGCCCTGGAGACCGGCAACCTGCTGGCGGCCCAGTGGGCGCTGCAGGCATTCCAGGCCCGAGCCGGCGCCAGGCGGCCAGAGCCTGAGTTCCTGGGGGGCGGCGCCCAGACCAGCGAACCAGCCGATGTTTACGAGAGCCGCAGCGACTGGCGCAAGGAACGCTATGCCAAGGACGACAACGGCAACGAGATCTACGGCCGCGACGAGAGCTATCAGAAACGGGTGGATGCCAAGCACCAGCGCAGCAAACGTGCTGGCAAATGGTAATGTTTAGGTGGATTTCTCCACCCTTGTAGCAATCTAGCCGGCTGCGGCCGACAACTTGATTAGCGGAAGGCGATGGGTTCCAAGCGAACTTCATTCCCGCAATCAAAATGTCCGCAGACGCACTTGCGCTGTCCAGACTTGGGCAGCAGAAGGGCACCGGCTCAGTCGATGCCCTGTTTCTTGACCTTGGCAGTGATGAACTGCTGACCGCCTACGACAAGAAGAAAATCTTTTCCTCCACTGTGAAGGAGCAGACGATCAAAGGCGGTCGCTCCATGCGCTTCATTGTGACGGGTCGCCGCCAGGCCTCCTATCACACACCCGGCACACCGATCGACGGGACCGTCAACAGCCCGTCCGACTTGAACAGCCGGATTCTGTATCTCGATGGCCTGATGCAGGCATCGGAAACCATCTACGACTTGGACGAGCTGCGCGAATATCCGTCCACCAGGGCGGAGATCATGCACCAGCTTGGCCAGTCCCTGGCTGATGAACGCGAGGCCCGCATCGCCCGTGTGCTGTTTGGCGCTGCCAGCACCAGCACTGAACCGTTGGCCAAATCCAGCAACGCTGGCCGCACTGGCGACAAGATCACCTTGACCGCTGGCTACGCCGCCAAGACGGACCAGCAAAAGGGCGATGAGTTGCACGATGCCATCCGCAGCATGGTCATCCTGAAGCAGAAGAAGCATGTTCCAACCGAGAACATGGTTGTGGTGGTGACACCTGATGTTTCCGGCTACCTCTATGCCAGCACCCGCGTCATCAACCAAGACTTCAACGGTGGCAGTGGAGCTAACGGCACCGTGCGGGAGGCCTTTGCCGGCCGCATTTACGGGGTGCCCGTCTACTGGAGCAACTTTGTCAACCAGTCGGCCTACACCCTCGTCACTGGTGACAACGCCAACTCGGAGTACGCCCAGGATCTGAGCAAATGCCAGGCCCTGATCTATCACCGGGATGCCATGGGGATCTTGAACCTCAGGATGCCCAAGCTCCAGATGACCGCCAGCGGTGGTGACTACAGCGTGGTCTACCAATCCCAACTGCTGGTGGCATCCATGGCCCTGGGCATGGGCAAACTCAGCCCTGAATGCGCAGGGGCCATCGTCACCCCCTAAGCTGCAACCGGAGTACATGGGAGCCTGAGCCCCGGGGTGAGATCCGGGGCTTTTTTGTGCCTGCCGCTAGGATTGCCCTACAACCCTGCAGCACAGCAAGCAATGGGGCAGGCCGCCCAACAACTGAGTCCAGGGCGGACCACGCTGCTTGAGGCTGTCAATATTTGCCTGGCGGTGATCGGGGAGGCCCCGGTCAACACGCTTGAAGCCCAGCAAGTGGGCGAGGCGGCCCAGGCCGAACGGACGCTGCTCGAATATCACAAGGAGGGGCAGACCAGGGGCTGGTCATGGAACCGTGAGAGTGCTGTCCCCTATTACCGGGATCCCGATTCTGGGGAACTGACGATCCCGGCCAACGTGGCGCAGTGGGCGCCCAACCGGGTCGATTGGAACGGCAGATTCCAACTGCGCGGGGCCCGGGTTTACGACCTGTCCACCAGGTCTTATGCGATTGACGAGGCGGTGATCTACGCCGATATCGTCACCATGCTGCCGTGGGACGACTCCCCCGAGGTGTTCAACCGATGGGCGACCATCCGTGCGGCCCGGATCTTCAGCAATCGAGCGGTCGGAAGCACCACCACCTATCAGCTCACCCAGGCTGACGAAGACCAGGCATGGGCCGACCTGCTGCGGATTGACACCGCGCAATCCCAACCCAACAGCCTGACCGGCGAATCTTCATGGGCCACCTACCGGCCTGCCATGGGGGTGCGCTACCGGCGCAATGGGGCCCTGGGTGTTGGCGACCTGGGCAGCGCTGGCAAAGGATCAAATGGCGCAGCAGGGGCGGTCACACTGCCCCAGGATCTGGCGCCCTCCGCGAGCCCCAGTTTTGTCGGCTTGACGCTGATAGGGCGGGTTCTGGATGCCGGCAGCTTGGCGATTTATGGCCCAGGCGGAACGCTGCTGGCATGCCCAATAGGCAGCGGACTGTCAATCGTGAATGGGGCCCTTACGGCATCCAGCATCACACTCTCTAACGCCACTCCCCAGCCCCTCGGCACCGCAGCTGCGGGCTCCGCCACCACAGCCAGTCGCAGTGATCACCGGCACGCGATGCCCTCGGCGGCAGATGTTGGAGCTGACTCTGCCGGGACCGCAGCGGCAGCGGTGGCAGCTCACACGGCGGCTGCGGATCCGCACACGCAGTACCTG